GAACACTTAATGTTGCGGAAATAATGTTAGATACACTAGTTCCTCCAACTGATACATCAATAAAGTTTGTGGTGGGAGTTCTTGTCGAACTAGCACTCTCCAGTGATTCTGGGAGTGAATAAGAAGCATTTCCTACTCTCTCTAACTTACTTGCCTGTCCTGAGACATTTAAAGTTAGTGGTGAACCTTTCGTTAAATTGAAATCGCCATTTGTAATGACACATTCATCTAACTTAAAAGTGCTTTCTCCAGTTACAATATAAAGGTCAAAAGTATTAACTCTTGTTTGTCCTTCTGTAGCATCATAATCAGTTAAAAGTGCTTTTACTATTGTTTCATCTTTTTCTGTTGTTAAATTAATAGAAAAACTAAAACTAGCAGGGTTTGCTTTTGTTATGCTTGTTCCCTGAAACATTTTTGTTTGATCGTGCAAAGTCTTTACTTCGTATGCATCTTCCGCAAATGTCTGTGAGAACGATACATCGGGAGCCGTTTTTAATAAGTAACGACTCCCTCCGTATACGAGGTGTACATTACTTTCTCGAAGAAAGTTGTACGATGTCATTGTTATACAGTGTAGTCTGTGGCGTACTGAGAGTCTGAATGAGAAGTTAATCCCTTATATTTGACAGTCATTTCGTCGCCTGTTAGTAAGTCTGTTCCGTGAGCTGAGAACTCTACTGAAGTAGAGATCAGATCGCCAGTTTCGATTGTTGGTACAGTCATATGTGCCTTTGGAATATCAAATTCAACAACTGGTACAGCACTTGAAGCGCCTCCCATGAATAAGCTCATATCAAATACGTTACTAACTAAGTCGGTTGCACCAGCTAAGTCTGTAAGTAATTGGTTAGAACCATTTGATTTTGTATCCAAGTAACATGTTAAGTTACCAGTAATCTGTCTAGATCCTGTAAAAGATCCAATTGGTTTGTCAATAATACCTAGTGTTTCAGGTGTTACATATGTAACATTATTAGCGATAGTAATAGAACCACCAGTAATATTAATGTCATATGTTGTTGCATCTAATCCACCAGCACTTGAACCACCGCCTTGTGCTAGACAGGCTAGTGTTAATGTTGACAATTTATTTCTTAAGTAATCAGCATCGTCTGGTCCAGTTGAATCAGCATAGTTATAACCTTCTACGTAAGTAGCAGTTGTAACTGAAGTGTCTGTTCCACTTGGTTTTGCATGAAGTGTTTTTGAAGGATCTTCGATTGCTGTTGAAACTTGGTCAATTGTTGTTGCGTTTCCAGACCATGTTAACTGAGCAATACCATCAATTGAGAAGTCAATCTCACACTGATTTACCTGTGCTTCATTCAAACGATAAGTTGTATTTTCAAGAGCGAAATATATTGAAAGTTTCAATAATTCGTGATGTTCTGATCTTTCGAAAGATACATCAGCGTCTGTAGAATCTACAACAACTGATGGAGCAGAGGTACTAGTTAAAGAACCGTCGCATATATCTTTACCAGACACAGAAGACCATAGGATGTTTTCTACCATATCCATGTCGCCACTTTGTCTCCAACTATTTGTTCCATGCTTGAAAGGTCTTACATATGTTCCGAAAGACCATTCTGCAGGTGGTAAAGAGTCGTTAAATCGTTTTGAACCACGGTTAGGTGTAGCACCAGCTTCGTTAATTGTAACGTCTGTGCTCTCACTTCCTTGTGAAAAACTATAACCATCTAAAACACCAACTCTAAAAGTGTTGATTTTCTTAGCGGTAGCTGAACCATTATAGGTACCATTACCCTTAAATAATCCTGTTGCTGTTCTTGAGTTGTCAGTTGTTGTTGTACTTGTAACACCATTTATGGTTAAAATGAGTCCATTAGCCCCACTTCCAGAAGATGCTGTTGAAGTAACAGTGTTATTATCTGCATACCCAGTACCTCGAAAGTTGTTAGGAATATAAACTTCAGTAACAGCACCGCTACTAACAGCAGCTACTATACATTTGAAGCCTGTTCCTGACCCATTTGTTGTTCCAAAAGTGACTACATCGCCTACGGCATGACCAGAGTTTGTTCCTGCGATTGCATCAACAGTATTAACTGACCCACCACTTGCGTGTACTCCATTTACAGAGCTGACAAATACTTTCGTATTTCTCGATAAATTTAAAGCCATTTTGCTTTCTCCGTTTTTATAATGGAAAGGGGTGCGGCTACATTTTTATGTGCCTTACCTGTTTCCTAATATCGTACTCGAACCGTCATTTCTCCAATTCCTAAAGGAGCGATAACTCCTTCATCAGTACTTATACTTCCTATTGTTAAAGAAGTTGTACTTTGACTTGGATCGACACTGTCGTCGTACACTAAATTATCATTATCATCGATGACTCTTTCGATATCTTCCATTAATAATGCTAATGTTTCTTGAGCATCATTATTATCGTTAATGTATGCTCTTATAGTTAAATCTAACAATCTCCACTTAAAGTCACCAGGTTGGTATTCTCTAAACTCATCACCTGCTACTACGCAAACTGCTGGATATTGTTCTATTTCATCTAAAAATTTTAATCTTCCAGCTACGTTACTGGATACGTTTGAATTATATGGGCTATTCCCATTAATCAACTTTATTTTCTCTACGAGAGCATCTACTACTTTTTTTCGTTTCGTTCTGCTTGCCATTATACTCTCCTAAGTGTAAATTTTGTTTCTAACTTTGCTGCTGCTAGTTCTCTAATACTTCCTTCGATTAAAGGTCTTGGATCATAACTAGAAGTATATTGTCTGCCCTCTTCGAATACTCTGTAAAGAGGATTATAAGTATAATCCATATGAAGTTGATTACCCTTTGGTACTGCATTTACTACTTGAGCAGATTCTGCTAATCTTCCTGTTTGATTCTCTAATCCAGGTCTTCCCATATTTTTTTGAACCTGCTTAGCTAATCTGCTATTTATAAAAGCTCTTGTTACAAACGCTGCTTGTACTTGATTTTCGTTTGAAGCTCCTGGTGTTCCTCTTTCTGGAGAGGCTTTTCTACTTTTGCTTTTAGGGTTAGATAGTCCTGCTTTTAGTAAATTATGTCGTGTTCTACTTACTTTTGATTTTGTATCCCTAAACTTTTTAGAAGTACTTTTTCTGTTCTTTTTTGCTCCTTTCCATTTTGTAAGGTTTTTAGCTTGTCCTGATTTATAAAGAGGTAATAAGCTTGGAGACATTACTATTCCTTTTCCGAGTGCATCCATAAAAGAATCTGACCCTTGTCTTGCTGCCCATTCTTTTGCATTTCTTCCGCCTCTTTTATTTAGCTGTTCTTTTATGATATCCTGTATATCTTTTACCAACTCAGATAAAACTGTAGAAGATTTAGAAGCGTCTTTCGCTGTTCCAACTCCAGCTTCTTTATTGTCTTTAATTTGGTTATTATACTGACTTTCTAAACTAGTTCTGACTACAAATTTGCTCTTAGGGTTTTGAACCATCTTTACGCCTTCAAATACAAAGAAGTCATCTTCTGCAAAAATAGTTATTCCATTTTGATCAAGTGTTGATTTTACTTTTTTTGCTATAGTGTCTTTTACATCCTCTATAACACCACTATCGTCTTCCCCTAATGCGGCATCTACTCCTTTGCTTAGAGCTGTTCCTTTATATTGTCCAATCGCATCTGTATGTCCTATATTATATAAGTTTGAGGGGGCTATGACTCCGCTTTCACTTTTAACCCTTCCGGCACGAAGTAAAATATCGTAAAGTGCCTGGCCTTCTCCTCCTGCTCCAAAAACTTCATTAGCTATTCTTTTCTTTTCTTTTAGTAGTACGTCATATGCATCTGCATCCCCAGCTTTTTCTAAGTCAACTCCAATTTCTACTAATTTAGAGTCGCTGCTAATTACATAAGGCTTTTTAAACTGTCCTTCAAATTTTGTTCCTATAGCTGCATACTTAGCTAAAAGTTGTTTTGCTGTTGCTTTTACTGCTTTTTGTATCTCTCCAGACGTATATTCCGTCTCAGATACACCCATTCTTCCTTTTTTATTATTTAGAATGTTTTCTTCTGCACCATACTCATCTGTACTATATACCTGTGTTACTTTTCCAGTTTTTTTATTTTTCCTAGTACTTTGTGAGCTTGTTCTTATATCATTTAACTGGTCTACAGCATCTTCGTATTTTACTTCAAATATATGACCAAACTTCTGAAAAAACTTTCTGTATTTATTTTTTGCCTTGCTTTCGTTTCCTGCAGTACCAATAATTTGATTGAATATTTTTTCTAAGTCTGCATTTAAGTTCTTAAGTGCCATTTATTTGTGCACTTTATAGAAATCTAGTATTCTTTTGATATGATCTGGGAATCCTATATTTTCTCTCAGGCTTGTAGATATATTGTTTTGTATCGATGCCCCTGCTATTGCAAGTCTTTCTTTTCTTTCGTCTTTCAAATAATATTTTACTAAATCAAAACATGCCAGTTTTAAATCCTCAGGTGTTGAGGAATAACCTGACCTATATATAACTTTAACTGCTGATCTTCCCTTTGGGAAAGCTTTATCTGCTGTTGCAGTTGTTCTATAAATAGTATCTCGTTCAGTGTCTACTACGTATTCGTACTTACCACTAGAATCTGAGTTACCAGTTATTAGAGTTGTATAAGAGTCATCTTGTCCTGTTCTTTCTGCTACTACAGAAACACTGACAAGTGGGCTTT